AGAATTCGCTTTGGGTTTTATTTAAAGGGTAAACTATACTACGCCCATTACGTTACTAATTTTAACGCTCTTACCACGCCTTACATGACTTCTCCTAACCAGCCTATAAGATATGAAATAAGACAGACCGGGGCTGGTACAGGTACTATGAAACAAATTTGCTCGACCGTTGTAGAAGAAGGCGCTCCGGAAGAAATAGGCTATGCAGTAACTGCTGCAACTTCCGGGACCATTACTGTACAAAATGGTGTTGATACTCCAGTCTTAGCCGTGAGACTTGCCCCAGGCGCACAGAATTTGTCTTTATTCTTAAAAGAATTTTCTCTATACAACACAGATAATACCAATAACGCAAGATATACTTTATATAGAGACCCGACTATTACCGGTGGTAGTCTAACATGGAACAAACCAGCTGATTCTTATTTTGAATTTGCATATGGCAGTTCGGCGCTAACAGTATCTGCTGGCTATACAATGTTTACAGGTTTTATACCAAAAAGTCAAGGCACATCCTCGAATATAGGCAGCCAAGACATACAGGGCTTAATAGGTAGATTCGGTACAAAAATTAATGGAACCCCGGATATACTGGTAATAGCTGCTCGAGGATTAGGATCTACTCTAGCGTTATACGCTGCAGCTAACGCATTTATTAAATCTTAATATTACCAGTTTTTACAGCTAAAGTATTTTGCTGTACCAGGCTTAGCGGAAGAGCATTTGTGGCGTGCTCTAAATGATTTACGACGCTTAGGGTTTGATTTCTTAATACGTAAGTTAGGATCTCCGTAGTGTACTCTTTTTAACTTACCACCGACTCGGGTGCAGCGCATATACTTTTTATCGCTACGAGATGAAGCTTGCTGACCAGTTACTTTGGTGCAACGTGCTCCTTTTTTTTCCTGTACTTCAACAGGAAAAGTCTCTACAAATTCTTTTAATAATTCGGTTACTTTTAAATCAAATTGCTTAAACATATATATTATTTATTATTTTAAGTAAATATAACAGATGAGTAAGAAAAAACGTTTATTAAAACAAAAGCAAACTCACAACAATAACGAAAATGTCAAAGATAAAAGCCTAGTAGTTCATCAGGCTCAAAAACTAGAAAGACCGGTACAAATACGACAAAGACCGGATTTAACAATTAAACAAAAAGAATTTCTAAAGCTTGCTTTAGATAATAATACTAAAATAATGTTTTTATCAGGCCCGTCTGGTAGTAGTAAAAGCTTTTTAGCTACATTAGCTGTATTAGAGTTAATGAATCTTAAAAAAGTAAGCGATTTACTTTATATACGTTCTATAGTAGAAAGTAGTGATAATAAAATGGGGTATCTCCCGGGTAGCGCTGAGGAAAAGTTATCTCCTTATCTCGAACCTTTAATGGAAAAATTGGATGAACTTTTATTTGCAGCAGATATCAATACATTACTAAAAGAAAAAAGAGTTGACGGTAAACCCACAGGCTTTCTTAGAGGATTAAGTTGGAATGCAAAAGGCATTATAATGGATGAAGCACAAAATAGTACATTTAGAGAGCTCGTTACCCTATTAACCCGAGTAGGTCACTTTAGTAAGCTATTTATTTGCGGAGATCCGATGCAATCAGATATTAACGGCAAATCAGGGTTTGAAAAAATGTGCAATGTTTTTAATGACGTTGAAAGCAAAGAAAAAGGCATACATGTATTCTACTTGACGGAAGAGGATATAGTAAGAAGCGAAATTGTAAAATATATAGTAAAAAAACTAGAACTATATAATAAAAAGGGCTAATTTGTAACTTTGTCAGGTCCACTGGCGAATAAAACAAAAACTTTTTTCTAGAAAAAAAGTTAAACCCCTTTACAATAGTAAATAATAAACCTATGATTTTCGACGAACAGATTTCACGTAAACCCAATCACTATCCTTGGACGGAAGAATTTATCGAGTCGATGCATAATGGATTCTGGACTCATAAAGAGTTTAGCTTTAAATCTGATGTGCAACAGTTTAAGGTTAATCTTACTGAGCAGGAACGCGAGATTATTATTCGTACTCTTTCCGCAATTGGTCAAATTGAAGTTGCGGTAAAGACGTTCTGGGCTAAGCTTGGAGAAAATTTGCCTCATCCTGCTTTGCAAGATCTCGGTTATGTTATGGCTAACACCGAAGTTATCCATAATAACGCTTACGAAAGACTTCTTACAGTACTTGAGCTAGAAGATGTATTTGAAGAAAATCTAAAGTTAGAATGGATTCAAGGTCGAGTGAAGTATCTTAAGAAATACACGCACCGTTATTATAAAGACAAAGAAAAGCAGTATCTCTATGCGCTTATCCTTTTTACTTTATTTGTAGAGAATGTATCATTAATGAGTCAGTTCTACGTTATTAACTGGTTTGCGCGTAATAAGAACGTTCTTAAAGATACTGATCAGCAAGTTAAATATACTCGTAATGAAGAGAACATTCACGCGCTCGTCGGTATGAAAATTATCAATACCATTAGGGAAGAATATCCTGAGCTTTTTGACAAAGAGCTTGAGGATAAAGTTTTATCTGAAGCTGTAGAGGCATACGAGAGCGAGGCTAAGATCGTTGATTGGATGGTTAATGGTATTAAAGAAGAAGGCCTCTCTGCAGCTCATCTTAAAGAGTTTATTAAAGACCGCATTAACGAATCTCTTAAAGGTATCGGCTTTCCACCTGCATTCGAACCGGACAGTGAACTGCTTAGAGAAACTACTTGGTTCAATGAAGAGTTACTTGGTAATAACATGACTGATTTCTTCCATTCGCGCCCTGTAGAGTACTCAAAAAAATCACAAAGCTTTTCAGCAGACGATTTATTTTAACTGACCTGTAGGTAAGTACATTTTACGCATATGACTAATAAGGATATCTATTGGCTGAATACTGATTCTAGAAAATTTCTTGCACGCGGTTATCTTTTAGAAACCGAAACAGCCGAGCAACGCATTAGAGACATCGCTGAATCAGCTCAAGATTATCTTAAGCTGAAAGGCTTTGCAGATAAATTTGAAGAATATATGCATAAGGGATTTTACTCTCTTGCATCGCCTATCTGGGCTAACTTCGGCCGCAAACGCGGTTTACCTATCTCTTGTTTTGGTTCATACGTTGATGACGATATGGACGCTATCCTCTATAAGATTTCTGAAGTAGGTACTATGTCTAAAGCAGGCGGCGGTACATCTGGATTCTTTGGCGCTATCCGGCCACGTGGTGCTAAGATTAGCTCTGGCGGGGAGTCAACTGGGGTACATCACCAACTTACTGTATTTGAGTCCTTAACTGATTATATATCTCAAGGTAATGTCAGACGTGGATCGTTTGCAGCGTACCTACCTATTGATCATAAGGATATTGAAGAGTTTCTTAATATTCGTAAGGAAGGTGATACTATTCAGAATCTATCTATCGGGGTATGTATTTCTGACGAATGGTTCAAGTCGATGTTAGATGGAGATAAAGAAAAGCGCCGAATTTGGGGTTTAGTTATTAAGAAACGCTTTGAGTCTGGTTATCCTTATATCTTTTTTACAGATAATGCTAACAAACAAGCCCCTGAAGTATATAAAGACAAAAAGTTAAAGATTCATCATAGTAATCTCTGTACCGAGATTATGCTTTCTAATGGTCCGGATGAATCATTCGTATGTGATCTCTCATCTCTTAATTTTGAAAAGTGGAACGAGTGGAAAGACACTGATGCAGTTGAGACGCTTGTTTATTTTCTCGATTCAGTAATGACTGAATTTATTAATAAGACCGAGAAAATGAAGTTTATGGCTCACCCAAGAAACTTTGCTATCAATCAAAGAGCTCTTGGTATTGGTTCTCTTGGCTGGCATACGTTCCTTCAATCTGAAATGGTTGCTTTTGAGTCTATAGAAGCAAAGTTTCTTAATACTAAAATTTGGAGATTTGTACGGGAAAGAGCTGACAAAGCTTCTGAAGAACTAGCTAAGCATTACGGAGAACCACCGCTACTTAAAGGCTACGGTCGTCGCAATGTAACTACTCTTGCGGTAGCACCAACAACTTCAAGTTCTTTTATTCTCGGACAGGCGTCTCCATCAGTAGAGCCGCTCAACTCTAACTATTTTGTTAAAGATCTGGCTAAGGGCAAATTTACATATAAAAACCCTTACCTTGAGGCTCTTCTTGAAAAGAAAGGCAAGAACACTGACAGTACTTGGAAGTCTGTGCTTGTTAAAGGTGGGTCAGTACAACATCTTGAGTTCTTGACTCAAGAAGAAAAAGATGTATTTAAGACATTTGGAGAAATTAGTCAAAAAGAAATTGTTATTCAAGCTGCAGCTCGTCAAAAGTTTATTGATCAAGGTCAATCATTAAACTTAATGATCCCGCCTAATACTAAGCCTAAGGATGTCAATGACTTATTAATATTCGCTTGGGAAAGTGGTATTAAGAGTCTTTACTACCAGCGCTCGGCAAATCCTGCTCAGGAACTTGCTCGTTCTATATTATCTTGCGCTAGTTGCGAATCATAAATAATTTTGCGTGCAAACGCATTACTATGAAACTAACTAACTACAATACAAATAGTAACGTATATAAAAATCCAACATCCCTTATTGATTCATTCTTCAATAGGGATCCATTCGATCACCCTTTCTTTTGGGGTGACGTGAGCCGAACAGGAGATACTGTAAGGTTTAAAGAGGGGGACGAACTCACTGTAGAGGTGGATCTTCCCGGGGTATCCAAGGATAAAACTACAGTCTCAGTAGAAGGTAGAGTTGTATCTATTGAAGGTTCTCGAAAAGTAATCCACAAAGGTGGCACTCAAGAGGAAACTTTCAGTCGCAGTTTTACTGTTGGCAATAGCTATAACTTGGATAAAGCTGCAGCGGAGCAAAAAGATGGTGTTCTTACTTTGGTATTTCCTAAAAACAAAGTAGAAAACGGCGGTAAGAAAATTATCGATATTAGCTAATCGTATTGCCGATTGATACTTAAGGGAGAGAGAAATCTCTCCCTTTTTTATTGTAAGTATTTATGTGAAAAAACTAAGCGCGCTTTTATTGCCGATTTTGTTCACGGGTTGTACGTTAATACCCGGACTCAAGATGCCTGAGTCCTGGAAGAGCTTAAGCGGCGGCTCTGTTACCGCCGGTGCTGTAGCAGCTGCTGACAAAGATAAAAAAAGCGTGACTCAACTAAGCGAAGCAGATAAAAAAGTAGAAGAAGCTCGCAAAAAAATAGAACAAGAATATGAAGAATTTCGTAAAGGATTATCTGATGCTTATAAAAAGAGAGAAGAAATAGATAATGCTAATTTTAAAAAAATTAGCGAAACAAATTTTGGCATACTATATGCAACTGAAGCTAAAAAAGATACTGATATAGATTTTGCTATTGCCCATTTTAGAGCAAAAGAAAATATGTTTCGTCTCGATCCTCTACCTATTACAATGCAAGATCAAATAAAACAAGAAGTAGACGCTGATCGTAAAAAAACTTCAACCGATTTGTTTAAAAAATATGAAAAGCTTTTTGAAGATTCTAAAGCTGCTGCTGATGCTTATCAAAAAGCTACAGATTTAATTAAACAAAAAGAAGATGAAAAAGCTAAAATGAGAGCTGATAATAAAGCAGCTTTAGATAAACTTAATGCTGAAAAAGCTGCTGAAATAGAAAGAGTTAAGAAAGAAGCAGAAGATAGATTAGCGCTAGCTAAGGAAGCTCAAAAACAAGAATATCTTGGTTATATGATTAAAGCTTTGGTCGGGGTAGGTATATTATTTCTTATAGCGGCTGGTTTAATGAAAAGCATTAATATGGGTATAGTTGCTATATCTTCATTTGCTCTTGCCTATACTATTGCTACTGCCCCTACTTGGGTCATAGGTACTGTGGTGGGGGTGACTGTACTATGTATGGTAATAGTAACAGTTTACTCTAAGCTGAAAGAGAAGGAGAAGAAGCAGAAATCTCAAGAACCTCCAGCGAATCAGTAGCTTTATTTTTAGCCTTACCAGTAAGTTGCGCTATAATTTCTTCTCGGGTAGCAATTAATACATTAGTATTGTTTTGCGGTAAATTTAAATAGCCGTCATTTTTAAGTTTTTGTATTTCTTTTTTACCTTCTATCTCAAGCTTTTTTACATCTTTTGCAGCATCTGCTTTTTTATTCTGCAAATGTATTTTGTTAATAGTCTCTATCGCACCAGCGCCTGCAGCTATAAGGCTTGCTAAGCTAGCCATTTGTTCAGGATCGCCAGTAGCTACAGTTACCTTTTGTAATTCCTGCACGCTTTTAATACTTAACTCCGCCAATTTAGCGGAATTTTTTAGAACAAAATCTTGTAGCTCTGCATCAGTTTTTGGCACTTCTACCTTTACTTCTTCTGCGGCTGAATTATTATTAGTACGAGTCACTACAGCAGTTGCTACAGTAGTACCTGGAGGAGTATCAAGCCCTTTTATAAAGTCATCTATCTGATCAATAACGTTCTGATTATCAGAAGGTTTATTATCCGGTAGAGATGGATTCATTAAGAATACTTATTGGCAAGCATTGATTTATCAATGGCATACTCTATCATACTCTATATGTATCCAGTAGATATTAGATTTGTAATGACTCATGATGCGGCTGTACTCCCCGGGTATAACCACAATAATCCTTTCCAAGGAGATTCAGGGCTTGATGTAACATCGGTAGAAGATGTTATTATTCCTTATGGGGGGTCTGCAGTAGTGCCAGTTGGACTTAAACTAGCTTATATTACACCAGGTTATTGGTTTAGAGTTGAAGGTAGGTCTGGTTTAGGGTTTAAACATAGCATTGCTCCACATTTTGGTATTATTGATAATTCATACCGTGGA